CTTCATATAATTCTTCTAATGCTTCATGTTTGTCTTTTTTAGTGTTTACCTTTAAAAGATCACCATAATCTATAATAACTAGATCTGGACTATTTCCTAACATTATGGTTTTTTCTATGTGAGCCTTAATACCTATTACTCCTATAGATTTAGTTGGATAGTGCTTTATAATTAACTCGCCTTTCAACGTGTCCATTTTTTCTTGTATATCTTCCTGATAATTTTTCAAGTTCTGTGCATTAATACCAGTTACCACAGAATCATATCTTTGCCCTACATAATTTTCGTTAAGCTCTAAAGTGTAATGAATAACAGTTTTGCCGGCCTTTACAGCATTTGCTCCTATATTAATAAGCAACCAAGACTTACCAATACCAGCTGGAGCCATTACTACTCCTAATTCACCTGGTGCAAGTCCTCCATCCATTAAATCGTCAATAACATCCCAACCCGTTGTCATTGTGCTACGAGCCGCTTCATCATAACGAACTGCTACATTGTCTTTGTATTCTAAACCTATATCAGTATCAGCACCAGCTTTCATGGCACTATCCATTATGCTTTTAATTTCATCATAACTACCCATTTTGAGTAATCCGACACTGTCCATTATGGCTCTTTTAATCTCTTGATTCTTGCAAAATTTGAGTATTTCGTCTTTAACAAATTTAAGGTCGTCTGATTCCATGTAACGAAAAACTTCCTTTAATTGTTCTAATATGGCGGTCTTAAGCACATCATTTTCTATGCCAGTAATCTTAACTTTTAATACGTCTTTTGATGGAGGAGCTTTATATTCTCGAAAATGATCTAATATAACGTCTAATAGCCAACTATTAGCATCAGACTCAAAATAGTCTGCTTGTATAATATCAGTAATTTGCTGTAAGAATATTCTGTCCGTAAACATTGCGGCTAAAACTTTTACTTGGAAGCTCCAACCATATTCACTTAATTTATCTGTCATATTAGATAATAATAAAAATTATAATAAAATCAAATCATTTCTGTGTTTGTTTTGCAAATGCATCTAAAGACAGCCAGGTGCGAGTCAACCAATCTGGAAGATTCTTCATTACTGCCCACATCTTGTCTTCGTAAAACAATCTTTGAAATTCAGCACGATTCAATCCAGATACAGATTGCTCCATTATGCCTCGTATTTTAGAAGATACATTTGCGGATATATCTAGAAGTTTTATGTCCATGAGTTGCCAATTTTTTTCAAGAGTTTCTCGATGATCTAAAATTTTCTGATATTGTTTAGTTTCAGTTAGAAGAGTGTTGCTTTTTTCAAATAATTCTTCCAATGTAACTTGTCGGCGATTTGCGATTTCTGGAATAAGTTTCAATATGGTCTTTGGACCTATTCCTGCTACGCCTGGTATATTGTCTGACTTATCGCCTGTAAATGATCTGTATAAAACCATGTTGCTAGGATGTACGCCAAACTCATCTATGATTGCTTGGGTGTCATACATTTTCTTTTTGATAGGAGACCACACTTGAATACGGTCATCTACTAGTTGATAGAAATCTCTATCGGTTGAAACAATTGTAATCTTCTTACATGTTTCTGTGTACATTTGTGCTATATATGCAATAGTGTCATCTGCTTCTATTCCATCCATAGCCAAAAAAGTTACAGGCAAGTTGTCTAAATATGAAACCAACCGACTAAACTGTTTACGCATTGATTCTTGCTCATCTTCTATGCTTGTTTCATGATGATCGAATCTACGCAGTTTGGTCTTATTGGCTCGGTTTGCCTTGTAACCTTTATAAATTTTTCTTCTTTTAGCGTTACCGCCACGTCCATCAAATGCAATAACACATCTGCTTGGTTTAAAGTCTCTGACAGTTTTACCTATAGAATACAAGAATCCAGTTATACCACCTATGTGATCACCATCTTCATTGTATGCCGGGGTGGCCCCAAAACTTCGAATAAAGGTATTGAGCCCGTCAAATACCATGATATGATCATTAGCATCCTTTGGGCTCGTTTCCTTTTCTTTTTGTAACTCTTTAAATAATCGTTGATACTTATTCATTATCCTTCTTCATCAATTACTTCTTCATCAACAACAACGTCGTCGATTCCTCCGTCTACACCTGCCTGATATTTGAAGATATAAGCATCGCAGATTCTTTTGTATAACCGTTCCTTTGCTGCAGGATTTTCCATTACCTTGCTAACAAAATCTTTGCTCTGGAATTTCATTTCTCCAAAGACTTCTCCAGTTTCATGATCTACATCTTCCAATGTGTACCATGCTCCTGCTTGTTTAACCAATTTGAATTTCTTCATTAGGTTCAACCAACCACCGAAATTGTCGATACCACTATCATAATAGATTTCATAGTCAATCTTACGATGCGGTGGACCCATACGATTTTTAACTACCTGTACGCTTGTCTTGCTACCCACTACCTGCTCTGCACCATTAACTGTTGCTTTAATCTGACCGGTATTTTTTAATCGCAGTCTAACAGATGCATGGAAAGGAATTGCCTTACCACCAGATGTTGTCCATTGATCTCCAAATGACACGCCCATTTTAACTCTGAGCTGATTGGTAAATATTAAACAGATTCGTTCTCGAGCTATCCAATTTGTAACCTTACGCATTGCTTTAGACAAAATAATTGATTTAGAGGTTGCATAACCATCCTTGTCATATTCTGCTGCTAACTCAATTTTTGTAGATGCACCCATTATAGAGTCTACTACAATAGTTACCAATCTGTCTTTGTCTGATTTACGTACCCCATCCACAATAGTTTCAATTGTTTCAAAAATTTCTTCTACTGTTTCAAGAGGTACATATAACATAGTCTTCAAATCGGCACCAATTGCAGTTAAGAATTCAGAACTGGTTGCTGACTCCGTGTCTATATACACTGCAAGTCCGCCTTTCTTCTGTGTTTCTGCCAAGGTGTGTGCTGCTAGCAATGATTTACCCGACGCTTCTAACCCTGTTATTTCGGTAATTCTACCAACAGGAAATCCTCCATTAGGTCGATTAGATATTGCTATGTCTAATGCATCACATCCTGACGATATCCACTCAGTAACATTGCTTGGCGAATCTTCATCACCTGCAAGAAAGAATGCTGTCTTTAACGCTTGACCTTTAAACTGTTTGTTTATACTATCGGCCAATGTGTTTGCTAACGCATCTTCCAGTTCGTTCTTACTTTTGCTTTTTTTCTTTGCCATTAAAAGACTCCTACTTGTTAAATAAATCGTTGAATGCTGATGCTACATCTGTCTGTTTTTCTTCGGTTTTGGCTTCTGCCTTTTCCTCAGTTTTTGCAGATGTATCTGCTTTGATGTTAGATGATGTATCAACGTCTGCACTGTCATCTTCCGGATTCATCCATTCTTTAAGAGCCGTTTCTAACTCTTCATAAGTTGGTTCTGGGAAAATGTCTGTGATTACAGGCTGATTCATAATCTTCTCTGCAATACCTTTGTCTTCGGTTGCAGGTGTTGTGTTAGGTTTAACACGAATTGTAGTCTTTGGATATCCTCCGCCCTCTGCAGGAATAAACTCTACGTCAATGTCACGACCATTCATTAAGTCGGTGATATCACCATAGTCTGGATCGGACACAATGGAAAGCAATTCTGTGTAGATCGTTTTACCGAATCCCCAAAATTTAACACCTTCTGCTTCTTTACCGCGAACGATAACAGGAACATAAGTTCTCATTTTAGGTTCAATTTTACGACCCATTAGCCACTCATCTTTGTCTCCGGTCTTCTTGAGTTTTTCTGCAAATTCAACTACCGGGTCTGCATTACCAAATGATACTGGTGATAGCATTGACCTTTTGGCAATGTCATAATGAAAATACAATTCTAGAAATGGATTGTCTTTGCGGTGAACGTAAGGTACAATTCTTACTCTTGTTTTTGGGCCAGCTTCTGGCTTCCATAGGTTGTTACGACGATCGTCGGTTTTGTTTAATTGGTTAAGTTTTGCCTTGATGGCATCTAAGTTAAGTCCCATTTAAGTACTCCTTTGTTAAGTTATTAATTTATGTTTATTTATTAATTATATATTAGATAATTAAATCGTTAAGTCCAAGTAATTGTTTAATTTTTTTATTGTTTTTTTAGTCAGGCATTATATTAAAATCCAGGTACTTCATCAAATCCTTGACCGGGATCTTTTCGTTTCAAATAGTAACCAATCTCTCGGTCAT